GGTATCAACATTCGTAATTTACATAATGTTGTATTTGCTTCACCATCAAAGTCTAGAGTAAGAAACTTACAATCTATTGGCAGAGTATTACGTAAAGGAAATAATAAAACTCACGCAATTCTTTATGATATTGCTGATGAGTTTTGTAGAACACCTCAAAAAAACTATACCCTGAAACACTTAGATGAAAGATTAAAAATATACGAAGAAGAAAAATTTAATGTAGAAATAATAAAAATTAATTTAGAATAATATGGAAGAAGAATTCTATGCTACTATGAAACTCACCTCAGGTGAAGAAATTATAGCTAAAGTTAGTTATGATGTAAACGATGATGTTTTAATTATTCATCAACCTAGAATTATTGAAAAGGTAGAAATAAAAAGAAAAGGATTCTTAGTGGAAGGTATTGTGTTTGATGATTGGATGAATGGTACTACTGAAGATCTTTTTATTATTCCTAGATCTCAAGTCATTACTCTTATAGAAGTTGAAAATAGTATAATTGAATATTATGAAAATCATTTGAATGATAAATCTCTTTATAAAAAATCTAAGATTCAGAGTCCTAAATCAAATTCTAAAAGACAAAGACCTGAAAGTCAAGAAGGATTCTTAGGCTCTATTAAAGATTCTAAGAACTTTTTAGAAGAGTTATATAATAAACTTTAAAGCGCAACACTGCTATTATACAGTAAATTGAATAGTTTGTCAAGTGCTTGACACTGCCGTAATATTGTGTTATAATTAAAACATAAATGATTTAAATAAATGTTGACCGTAACTAAACCTATGGCTAGAAGAGCAACAAAAGAAAATTACGTCAACAATAAAGATTTTCTTGATGCGTTAATGGTTTATCGTAAACAAGTAGCTACTGCTGTAGAATCAGATATACCAAAACCTATTATTCCAAATTATATTGGAGAGTGCTTTTTAAAGATTGCTACTCATTTATCATACAAACCAAACTTTGTTAACTATATGTTTAGGGAAGATATGATATGTGATGGTATAGAAAACTGTGTACAATATATTGATAGATTTAATCCAGAAAAATCTACTAATCCTTTTGCTTATTTTACTCAAATTATTTTTTATGCTTTTCTTCGTCGTATTCAACGAGAGAAAAAGCAATTAGAAATTAAAGCAAAGATACTGGAAAGATCTGGGTTCGATGAAGTTTTACATATGGATAGTCACACTGGTGATATGAATGGGTATACTAGTAGTTCGGATATGAATAGTATTAAAGAAAACCTTGAAATGAGATCTAAACGATGACAGTAGCTTTGATTACCGATCAGCATCTCGATGGAAGAAAAGGTAGTGTTGTCTTTTGGGAATACTTTCAAAAGTTTTATGATGATGTTTTCTTTCCAACTCTCGAAAAGCATAACATCAAAACTATTATTGATCTTGGGGATACGTTTGATAATCGCAAGGGCATTGATTTTAATGTCTGGAGTCGTGTGCGTCGTAACTACTTTGAGCGTCTTGAAGATATGGGTATCGTTGTTCACATGATACTCGGTAATCATTGTGTCTATTATAAGAATACAAATGAGATTAACTCACCAGAGCTTCTACTCAAAGATTTTAATAACATCATGATCTATGCTGAACCAGAGACAGTGATGATAGACGGCACTAAAATTCTCATGTTGCCTTGGATCAACTCAAACACCCATGATGATGCCTTAAGGCATCTTGAAGATACTGGTGCTGAGATTGTGATGGGTCATTTGGAGTTGGATGGATTTGAAGTAAATTCTGGTATGAAACACGAAGGTGGTATGAAACCAGAAATCTTCTCTAAATTTAAACAAGTATTTTCAGGTCACTTTCATCATAAATCATCCAAAGGTAATATCACTTACTTGGGTAATCCTTATCAGATGTTTTGGAATGATTATAAAGACGAGCGAGGATTTCATCTCTATGAACCAAAAACAAATAAACTCAAGCGGGTCAAGAACCCTTATGAGATTTTCCAGAAAATCTATTACAATGATTCTACTGATTCTCATCTCAGCTTCGATACCAGTATCTGTAAAAATTCTTTTGTCAAGATTATAGTAGATAGTAAAAAAGATTATCTAGCATTTGAAAAGTTTGTTGATGAAATCTTTTCACAACAACCCCATGATGTAAAGATTATAGAAACTTTAGTTAATGACACTACCGAAGATACCGAAGAAAACCTTGAGGTTAAAGATACGTTAACTCTTCTTAATGAATATATTGATGAAGTGGAGTTAACCGTCAATAAAGATAAACTTAAAAACCTGATGAAGACACTATATATTGAAAGTTGCGAAGTAGTATAATGTATCTTATCACTCTCAAAGCACATCAAGACGGTGTATACTCTGTGCTTGACGAAGAGGGTGATCATGTGGTATACTTCTTTGTAGATGAAGACGATGCTGAAAGGTATCTCGGATTGCTTGAAGCAAATGACGATGAAAATGATTTACCTCCTCTTATGGTATACGAAGTAGATCCCAAAGCGGGAATTGGTATGTGTGAAGTAAGAGGAATGAAATATATTATTGTAGAACCTGACGATATTATTATTCCCCCTCCAAACTATGATAATTTTCAAGACGATTAAATGGAAAAACTTTCTCTCAACAGGGAATCAATTTACTGAAGTTGAATTAACAAAAGAAAAAAGCACAATTATTGTGGGAGCAAATGGAGCTGGTAAAAGCACCATTCTGGATGCTCTCACTTTTGCTTTGTTTGCCAAACCATTTAGAAAAATTAATAAGCCTCAATTACTTAATTCAATTAATCAAACTGATTGCGTAACTGAGTTAGAATTTGATGTCGGTAATAATAAATACAAAGTGGTGCGTGGCATAAAACCAGCAAAGTTTGAAATTTATCAAAATGGCGAAACATTAAATCAAGACGCTTCTGTTGTAGATCAATAGAAACATTTTGAGCAGACTATTTTGAAAATGAATTATAAATCATTTACTCAAATTGTATTGCTGGGGTCATCAACTTTTATTCCTTTCATGCGTTTGTCTTTGTCGGCTCGCAGAGAAATCATTGAAGATATTCTTGACATTCAAATTTTTTCAACAATGAATGTCAACTTAAAAGAAAAATTTAAAATTATTAATGATGAATTAAAAGATCACGAATATAATTTATCGCTTATCAAAGAAAAAATTGATATGCAAAAGAATTTTATGCTTGACCTAGAAAAAAAGAATAAAGAAGATATTGTAGAAAAACAAAAACGAAAGGAAACTTTGCTAATTGAAGCATTAAATCATGAAACAGAAATCATCAATAACGACGAGGCAATCAACAAAAAGACATTTGCCATTTCAGACACAAAGAAAATTAAGGCAACGATCACTAAGGTTGATTCGCTCAGAAATAAAATCACATCAAAACAAAAATTACATAACAAAGAAAAGGTATTCTTTCAGCAGAATGATTCGTGCCCGACATGTGGGCAATCAATTGCGGAGCATTTTAAACAGGAGAAGATCACGCTTCTCTCGGATAAACTTGTTGAGGTGGAGAAAGCTATGTCTGATTTGGGACAACAACTTTCCGATCTCCAAAGTCAAGAAGATACCTTTATTCTTTTGATTGATGAAATTAATGATCTCAATCAAAAGAATAAACATTTAACGAATGACATTAAATCACTTCATAGCAGAATTGAGGAGTTGGACGACGACATCGGAAAACTGCGGGATTCGGATGTCAATCAACGGGAGCAGTTTTCAATTCTTAAATCACTCGACGAGAAAGGAAAGCGAATCCAAGAAACGGTTTCAGAAACAAAGGAAGAAAAAGATTGCTTACTCACCGCATCGCAACTCCTCAAAGACACGGGCATCAAAACGAGAATCATCAAAAAATATTTACCGACAATGAATAAACTTATCAATGATTATCTTGATAAGATGGAGTTTTCCACATCATTTATGTTAAATGAAAACTTTGAAGAAGTAATCAAATCACGTTATAGAGATGAGTTTAGTTATGAATCTTTCAGTGAGGGAGAGAAAGCTAGGATTGATATCGCTCTGTTGCTTACTTGGCGCTCTATTGCTAAACTTAAAAATAGTGTTGATACTAATTTGCTTATTCTAGATGAGATTTTTGATGGGTCATTAGATCAATCTGGCAACAGTGACTTAAGCTGGATTCTACAAACGTTTGATGATAAGACAAATGTATTTGTAATTTCTCATCGTGATAATATGGCAGATAAATTTAATCGCTGTTTACGATTCGACAAGCATAAGAATTTCTCATATGTCACTGAGGAAACATCAGAATAATTTATTAGGGGTTGCTTTGGCGTCCCTTTTGTCGTATAGTAGGTCTAACGTCAAAAGAAACAAATGATGAATATGGAAGTCAAGGGCAACTTAGCCCGCCTGCTAGCAACCGAAAATCTTATCGTGGAGCATCGTCAGGTTGAGACTGCTATGTTTAATATCAAAGATCGTGTGCTGACCTTACCTATGTGGGACATAGCGTCACCCAACGTATACGACATGCTGGTGGGTCATGAGGTGGGTCACGCTCTGTATACCCCAGACGAGTGGGGTGAAGATCATCAAGTGCCACAGTCCTACCTTAACGTGGTAGAGGATGCTCGTATTGAAAAGATGATGAAGCGTAAGTTTCCTGGCCTTGCTCGTAACTTTTATGATGCTTATCAAGAGTTACATACTCAAGATTTCTTTGAAATAGGTGATCGTGATATGGATAGTTATACCTTAATTGATCGTATCAATCTTTACTTTAAGATTGGTCTTCACACTGGTATGATAATTCCTTTTAACGAAAAAGAAAAAACACTATCCGATATGGTTTCACAAGCAGAAACTTTCGCACAGGTAGTGGAAGCTGCTCGTCAGATTCTTGCCTATACTCGGGAGCAAGAGTTGGAAAAGATTCAGGCAGATGTTAACACCGACGAGACTACTCAATCTGGTGGTGATTCAACTGAGGGGCAGAGTGAAGGGCAGAGTCAGGGGCAGAGTGAAGGACAGAGTCAACCTGAAGATGCTGATGAGCAACCCGATGTCTCTGGCGCTGGTAGTGATATTGGCGGCATCAATAATCTAGAATCTGAAACTAATAAAGCATTCTCTGAAAAACAAAGACAACTTAATTCTTCTCATTCTAGATCAATTGACTATGTTGAGATACCACCACTAGATTTGAATACGTTTGTTATTTCTAATAAACAGGTGATGAAAGATTGTAGTGAAACATATGACGAGCAATGTGCTGAGTTGTTTACTGATGCTGATAAACAGTATCTAGAGTTTCGCAGTGAAGCTCAACGTGAGGTAAACTATCTGGTGAAAGAGTTCGAGATGCGTAAATCAGCAGATCAATATGCTCGCTCTAGCACTGCGAAGACTGGTATTCTTGATACGCAAAAACTTCATACCTACAAGTGGAATGAAGATGTATTCAAAAAAATCAATATAGTGCCTGATGGTAAAAATCACGGTATGATTTTTATTCTTGATTGGTCTGGATCTATGGGTAGTTGTTTACATGATACTGTCAAACAACTTCTTAACCTTGCTTGGTTTTGTAAAAAAGTCCAAATTCCTTTTGATATCTACGCTTTCACTAATGATTACTGGTATTCAAAATCATTTGATTATACTACAATGACACGTGATAAATCTTACGCACATCATAAACAAGTTTCTGGTTACGTTAATGTGGAAGAAAACTTTCGTCTTCTGAATATGGTCACTAGTAATAATCGTAATGGTAAAGATCTTGAAGCACAACTTAAAAACTTCTGGCGTCTTGCTTATGGTTATAGTGATTACAGTCGTTTTAAAAGTTTCATTAATTACAGTCAACCGCCTGGTTATGCTTTGTCTGGCACTCCTTTAAATGAATCTGTGATTGCTTTGACTGTGCTTATTCCAGACTTTCAAAAACGTAATAAAGTCCAAAAAACTAATGTTGTTATTTTGACTGATGGTGAAGCTCAATCCATTAAACTGGTTGCTTTCGCTAAAGCAGAAGGTATCCAGAAGGTAAACAACGCCTACCAGCAAATGCCGAACGCGTACGTGGCTACCAAATTCGCTGAAGCTATCAAGCAGACTGACAAAGTCTACCTTGGCTTCGATAGTTTGAGCGGTGGAATGCTTCCAATACTTGATGTGAATCAGGTGATGGGATCAAGCAGATACTACACACAACCCGCAACAGCACCTGCAGCAGTGGGCGAATAAGTATGAAC